TACTTTTAGCCACTTTTAAAGTTACGCTATTGCTTATGTCACTTGTAACAGAACAAGCCGTTATAATACGCTTTGTATCATCTACGACAGGGTATTGAGGAACTGTATCAATTAGTTGAACTATCTGTGGGACTGTAGCATCATATTGAAATTCAAACATCTTAGCTTGCAGCCATAAAACGCTTGCCCCAGCAGAAGCATTAACCTGATTTTCTACATTTGTTAAAAATGAATCTAATAATTGCTCTAATATAGCTATGCAAGTAGCAACAACAAAGGTCCACAAATTCCATATAGCCCTTTTTGAGGTACTATTTAAACCTGCTAATTCAGGTTGTGCATTTTTTGTTGCAATAATTTCTTGTTGTATCGTATCTATTGACCTTGCCATTATATTGTTATTTGTGGGGTTGCTGTTACTGTTAATTGTACGGGAGGATTAACATAATTAAACGCTTCTCCGCCTGTGGTATCTATTAATGAGCATTGGAAGTCTATGATGTAATGATAGACATCTGTATGTTCATAATCTTGTTGCTCTGAAACTTTCATCAATCTACTGCATCCGGAAGGTTCATAATAAGTTAAAAGTCTTACTATTGAATCTCTTAAAGAAAATATGCTTTTATTTTCTTCTAATGTCCCATCAACGGAATCATACTCTGTTTGCCCTATATGAATTTTGAATGTTACATCTGATTCTGTGAAACCACTCGATAATTGAGAATGATTTTGGTTCATTTGTACTTCAACAAAAAAACAAGGAAAAGGGAATGATTCAATCTTTCCCTGTTCCATGTATTTGAATTGATTATTAAATATTCTACAAAACCCATAAGAGGATTGTATAATATTCTTAATGTCTAATATTGCGTTATTTATCCCTGCCATATTTTTTGCATATAGCTTTTAATTTTATCTAATTGCCTTTTTCTTAATAAAGGAGAATCTCCAACAAACTGCCTTTTAGGAATTTTACTTGTTCCATAATTATTATACCCGGCATATTCGTTTTCTCCTCCTGTTGTAACCACAAATTTAATCGAATTAAAGTCCGCTTTAACAATACTATTAGATAAAGCCCTTCTTAATGTACCCGTTCTAACCAATATTGCACTATTCCTTCTCGAATCAGCACCCTTCTTTGGGTATTTATAAGCCGGAGTGCCTGGGGTTCTTCTTTGTACCTCTTTCCATTTTTGCCCATCCCATTCTTGCTTATCAAATCCTTCCATAAAATAATTCAAAGTATCATTAGCGATTACTTTAGGTAGGTCCGTTTTCATACGTTCTACCTTCTCGATTATTTTATCAAAGTTAAATTTATCCATTAGTTCATGCTTTCCCAAAGTTCAACTAATAAGGGAGTTGATTGCTGCTGGCTCCCTCTTTCAATATATACCCCATCAAATTCTAATCCATCATCGGGTGTTAATTCCCTTTCTAATTTTCTCTCTACATACTGTTTAAATTGGTCATACATTCTTGGCAATAGATGAATAGCCTTAATAGGCATATTTTTAATTCTATGACTAAAAATGCAACTTGCACACATATCTACAGCTTGAACATTAACCGCTTTATATTCTTTCCAATTTATCATGGTCTATCAAAAAATTTAAAACATTCAAAATTATTAGCCAACCTTATATCATCATCCGCAAACAAAACTATTAAACAATGGTAACCTATAACTCCCCTGCTTACCACTATGTCAGTTTCTACATACATTAGTCTTCATCTTCGGGCAAAGGTAAATCAAAATTCCTTCTCCCTAATTCTTTAGGTGCTGATGTAAAATAAGGATGTTCGGGACTAAATACATAACCATCTTTCCCTACATTCATTTTAAATACATCTTGCATATCTTCGTCAGCATGCTTCTCCGCTTCTTTTACTTCTTTTTTACTGCTAATCTCGCCTTCATCTAATTGTAAAACAGTAGAACGGCAATTCCAATGATTAGGAGGATAGTATTGATCCCAAAAAGGGTCATTTACAGGCAAAGTAATCCCATCCAAAGGCTCGCATATCTCTGTAGTTTGTGAATCTTCTACTACTGAAAGTCTTAATAAAGGGAATAAGTCTTTATCTTCTTCAATCTTATTCCATTTAGCCGCCATCTGCCCACTCGCTATCGCTGTATTATATTCAGTCTTTGCATAATCTTCATTATACAATTCGTAAGTCTGTTTTGCGTCTTTAAAAAACTCCTTAAAGGGTTTTATATTATCATCTTCATCGTATATCTTATCTTGTAAAACCCTTACTTCCTCATAAGTCTTAGCAGCGGAGAACATATATATATTGGTCCTCAATTCCTTTAATAAAGCTAAATCTTTCCCACCAAATTCCTCCAATCCCCCACCAAACCCCTTGTAAACCCCTTTCTCTAAATATTCAGCAATAGCAAAATATAAATTTTCAGGCAAATCTTCGGTTGTTATATCTCCCGAAAAAATACCCTCTAACAATTTTTTTATTTCTTTTTCGCTTAACATTAAATGTATTTTTCAAATTTATCTATAAAGCCAAAATCATCATTCACTAATAAGACGCCTATAATATCCGCAATAAAACAGATAACTATTGCTAAAGATAACAACATAAATGCTGAAAAAACAAAAGGGGTTAATATTGTTTTAATCAATAACCTCATTTATAGAATTGCTTTAACTTATTTTGAATCTTAGTGGGTATTGGAAGTACAGGGGCTTCTATCTTCATGGTTGGAATGCCTGTTCTTTCCTCAAAGTATTTAGCATCCATCTGTAAGCCTGCATTCTTCATCGCCAAAGCTATGTTAGCCGTAAGCTGATTGTTTGAATCTTCCTGTTCTCTTTGTTCAAGTAGCTCATGATTATTAGAAAAGCAAAATCTAAATTCTTCGGGTATATTAAACCCTAAATTTCTCATCTTATCTAATAAAACATCGTTTACAATATCTTCCAAGAATGCCGCATCAACTGCTGCTGTATCTCTTAATGCTTGGTGAGCAGGACTATTCTCTCCGTTATTACCCAACTTGCCGGGGATACTATCTAAAGCATCGGCATGACCTAATATAATTTTACTAATCTTACTTTCACATCTTTTCTCCAAACTTTCGTATATCTTAAAGCCTTGACCGCCCTTAGTTTCTACTAATTCAACCTCATCCATTAAATCTGTAAGGATATATCCAGCTGAACCCATATTTGCTAAAGCTGATTCAAACTCTGCCCTTTCATCTTCATTGGTCTTAGCTGTTTTACCTTTCCTCATTGGCATACCATACAATTCGGCAGCATCCACATTAAAACCTAATATATTTCTACAAATAATCTCATATTGAGCCACATAATAAAGCAATCCATAACCTACTTTGGCGATACCTACATCTGTCGGGGTTGGGACCCATACGTGCCAATCGGAATAAGGTTCTTCTAAGAATTGGGCACCACTCAATGAATAAACATAAGAAGTAACATTCAATCTATCCGGGGAAATGTTAAATCTTCTGATAATAGTAAGCCCTGAAAACTCATCATTAATCAAATCATTTAAAGCAACTAAAGAATAACCGTAAAATTTAGCTTCTAAAGCATACTCTAAAAATAGAGCAAACCATTTCTTGTTAAATAGTTTATTTAAGTCTTCATTTTCTACCTGTGCCTCATTCTTAAAACACCAATCTCTTAATAAGGTCAAATCTTTTCTTCTTTTAATACAAGCATATACATGACCATTTAGAATAGTATCATTGTACATTCTTTGCATCCTTACTCTATGTGGGTACCATGCTTGTTCCGCTTCCTTTACAGCATCTCTCCACATTTGGATGTCATGCCTAATACGCTGTAACTGTACCGGAGTAATATATCCTCTAAGATTTTTCTCAACCTTATCTACAGGTCGCCACTCTGCACCCACTTCCGATAAAGGGTTTTGGGGGGTAGGGAAAAAGTAATTTCTAACTTGATTTAGTATATTAGGCATTATTAGTATGAATTTATATTTCTAATCTGTGATCCAAATCTTATCCTTCCACCCTGTGCAGGTTGTAACTTAGGAATATTAGGTGTAACATCTCCACGCATCGCCATTTTAAGCCAATCGATTGCGGCATTGTACCTGTCTATTCTTAATTGAGGAATATTTCTCGGTGCTATACGTGCGTGAAGATGATACAAAGTAATATCTGCAAAATACATTACCATTTGTTGGTCTCTATTGTCTGAATTTGACCATGCACTTTCATTTGTGATGTCGGT